GAGCCAGCTTCTTCGGCCTCCCCGGCGACCTGATCTTACGCATATTCGCTTGCGTGTGTCTCGCTGCACTGGCGGCGTCCTCCAGCAGGATCGTGCTGTCTGCTGCATCGCGCGAAAGGGCGTCCAGTCTGCTTGCCAGGCCGCGCAATTCACTGGCGACCCGGCGCAGATTGACCACCGACTTCAGCGGGATCTCGATTCGGATGACCTCCGGCTTCCAGGTCTTGTCGAATTTGGTGTGCTCGTCGCGTGATGTGGCCATAACATCGGTGTACCACATCTGGTGTGGATTTCGCAACATCTCAGAGCGCCATAACGGCCACGTCATGGGGCAGCCCTCTCCCCCTGAAAATTTCCAGGATGCGCCGCTCTGTCGCCCGGTGGCATCGGACGATGGTGCGGTATGGCAATACTGCCAGGCAGGCGGCGTAGTCCTCCAGCACGGCGCGCACCGCCTGGATGCCTCGCCCGTCGAGTCGGATCGTCTTGCCCTGCATGCTGCGGCGCCCGGCCGTCGCCAGTCCGTCGATGGCGTCCTGAAGCAGCCCGCTGCTGTCCACGACGAAGCCCTGGCTGACAAGCGTCTCCATGAGGTTCACGGCGTCGCTGCACATGCTCCAGTCGTCGTTGGTTGGCTCGCTGGCGGACTCGATCGAGTGAAGCCCTTCCCACATGCGCGTCAGTTGGTAGACTCGGTTGCGCTCTGGCGTCGGGGTTGTTGGGCTTGCCATCATTTCGTCGAGGATGGAGTACGTGTAAACCTCGACGCGTTTATGGTTTGTTCTTTTCATGGCTTGATACCGTGGAAAAGTTCGACTACACGAACATCAAGCATCATTTGCATGGTCACTCTGTTGTACGGTATGCCGTAGATAGATTCTGCAATTTGATCTTTCGTCATCGGCACCCGAGCATCAGCAGCCAGCACGGCGAGTAAATACTTGCGTGCATCTATGAGACGTATACTCGCCGCCTCATACTCGCTGTCACTGCCTTCCCGCTCTGCTGCTTGCTCACCAAGTACCGCGTTCTCGAACGCATCAATCAGCGCAGCCTGCTCCTGCTTCATCGCTTCAATTGTGTTCATTGCAAAAACTCCTTAATTCGGTAATGTTTTCTCTTAGCCAATAACGACGATGGACTCTTAACCTCATCAATCTTCCCTGACTTCACCATGCTCTTCAGAAGCTTGCTCGTCGTAGACTTCGCCGCTCCGATCTTGGCGCTGATTCGGGTTTGTGAAATTCCGGGGGTTTCGGCGATTAACTTGAGCACGATGACTTCACGGTCACTGGCGACTATGCGGCGCTGCTCGGCGTAGGTATCGCGGTCGGGCAGGGTGCAGGATGCGACTGGCACCAGTGGTGGCTGCAGGATGGTTTGGCAGTTGTGGGTCATGGTGTGCTCCTGGCGCGGATGGTTGCGGATATGTACCTGGTTTGCTCGTCGAACATGTCGTCACACACCTTCGCGCACGCCTCTCGTTCAGCGGCGGCGACTAGGGTTGCGAAGCGCACAAGATCAGCAGTGCAGAGGTAGTCGAAAGGCACGCCGTCTAATCCCATCATGTCCGCCTTGCGCGCCATGCGGATAATGTCGTCGCGGGTCATGGCGCAATCCTCCGCGGGCACTGCGCATCAATAAACTCTGGGGGCGCTTGCCATGACTGTCGGTCTGGATCGCCAGGTGCTGTCCTGCGCTGGCAGTTCCCACACTGCGCGATGTAGTCGTTTTTAACGGGGTCAACCCCGGCGCATCGCGCAATGTCAAATGGCAGGCTCATCCCATGGCTCCCCAAACAAGAGCGATCAGCGTGAGCATCCCGAAGAACCCGAGCCAGGCCATGACGGTCCAAGCTCGGCGCATGAACCAGTCGAGTCCAAGCGGGTCGTCCAGCGATGCGGGTATCTCGCGGGCTTTGCTGCAGACGCAGTCCCGGCCCTGGTTGCATTTGTGGGAGCAGGTCATTTCTCGCTCCCGTTGAATGTCTTCTTGCCGACGCACATGGCGATCGGGGGCCGGTAGGATTTGCGGACTCCGTTCTCTAGGCTGGGCACCTTCATGGCGTCGTTGGAGCCAGGCCGGGCCGGGGGCGCTGGCGGCGTTTCGTAGCGGGTTGTTTTCATGCGCGGCTCCAGAGAAGGATGCCGACAAAGATCGCGGTAAGAACACTGGCGGCGAGAACCAGCTTGTCTTGCCAGTCCATGGGGCGGTCTGTTGGTTCGGTGATCGTGTGTCCTGCGTAAGGCCCGAAGGCCTCCGCCATTGTGCGTGGGAATTTGCGTGTGTTCATACAGTCCTTTGTTGGTTTAAATCGAAGCCTCGACTCCGCTGACTAGCCCGGTTTCTGGCGTGAACACCGCGCTCGGAGCCCATCCGCCATTTGCGACACGGAGCCAAGCTTCATAGCTAGCTGTGCTGCTGCCGAATGAACTGGCTCCGGTGTCAGCAAGCCAACGCGCCAGTTCTTCTGGGGTGGCAAATGCAGGGCTAATCGGCGTTCCTTCGCTGGTGTCCTCGTACATCATGAAATGAGTGCGCTGCTCGGCGGGCCAGTTTGGCATGTAGTCTTCCTTGTCCGGGCAACCGAACCATTCGATGGCTTCCTGTAGTCCTTCCGAGTTTGCTTTTGCCATGAACTCAGCTGCGCGGTTGGGATATTCCTCACCTGGATAAAGCGCCTTGTATCGAACATTCGTCTCATCCCGTGGATGCTGCCAATCAGCCGGGACTCGCCTTACTTCTCTTGACATAATTAACTCCTTTGTTGTGATAAACGCATCATACTACTTATTCGAGTTGCTCAGCAGATACTTTTCCAAGTCTGCTTTTCGGTATCGCACGGGGCTTTGCTTTGTGGTGCCAAGCTTGATCCAGTCGGGGCCAGTGTTTCGTCCGCGCCACTGCTCCAATGTGTCCAGGTGGACCTTCAGGAGCAGGGCTACTTCGCGTGGGGTAAGTAGCTCTGTCATGATCAGATGGGGCTGTCGGAGTCGGCGGCCGGCTGCTCGTCGTGGTAGTCGCCTGGCTGCATGTCGATCACACCATCGTCGTCATGCTGGGGCGCCGGGGCCTGTGCAGCGACCTTTTCCAGTCGGCTGGGGCGCTTGCCTGCCGATGGTGCTGGCGCTGTCTTCGGGGCCTCCTGTGGGGCTTCTGCTGGGGGCATGAAAAGCTCGTCATCTTCGCGGATCGCGCCGTCGATGTCGGTGCTCAGCGGCAGGCGCTTGGCGTGTCGGCGCACCACCGTTTTCTTGGCCATCTCAGCAAAGTCGGTGACCCATGGGCCGGAGTTCCCTGATCGGCTTCGGGCGCGGATGCCATTCACGTCCTCAACGCTCATGACCTCGCGGGACTTCTCGCCGTCCTTCATGCTCACGATGGAGTAGACCGCGATCAGCTTGCCGCGCCCGGATAGGGCTGGCTTGTGGGTGATGTGTTCTTCGTCGCCCAGGCAGAAGTCGAAGTTGTCGTTTTCGTAGACCGCCTGGACGCTCCATGTGCTGATCTCGCCGCTGTTTCTCACCATCTTCATGACCCCAGCCACCATGGGCATGAATTGGCACTGGTCCTTGAAGGTGACGATGGCGCCTTCGCGGCCGTCTGGAAGTAGGCCCATCTGGCTGGCTTTCATGGCGCTGGCAAACAGCGTGCGTCGGTCGGCGTTGAGCAGGGCAGGGGTGGTCTGCACCGCGGTCATCATGACCCGGACGAAACGCTCGGGGCTAACGTGCTTTGGTAGGGCCGCGGCGAACTGCGGCGTCATGGCGGTGAGCTGGGTGCGGACTTGGTCCACGGGGGTGAGGGCGGTTGAAGTTGACATGGTTGTTCTCGGGTTAGTTGGGTTTGCGGAGATCAGAGAGGACGCGGGTCAAGTCCATGCTGGACCGTTTGACCGATCCTTGTTCTTTCGGATTTCTGTAAAAGTAGTTCTTGGAAATGGCGCGAAGTTGCTTTGCGCGTTCAAGAAATCGCTCTGTTTCTTTGATCGCGACATCCAGTTTCTGTGAATTCATTTTGATTTCCTTGCGTTAATTCTCAAATTTCGGAAGCCTTTACGGCCCCCAAACGTGTTGCCGATCATGTCGGCGGTGATGGTTATCGGCGGGGTTTCCGCCTGGATGCCGGCGCTGATGGTCCAGCCGGTGAGCAGGACTTTCTCGGAGTCTCCGATGTGGGCGAGTAGCTTGGCTTTGCAGACCTGCTTGTCTTCTTCCCAATCGGTCGCTTGTTTGGCCGCGTGTTTGTAATCGTGCACCAGTTGTGCGATTTCCTCATCATCGCCGGCGTCGAGAATTTTCCCCGGTTTTGCATATTGGTTCAGCGCGATGACCGCTGCTGCGTCACCGGGCATCACCGGGGCGGGCTCTTGGTTCTCATCGACCGAGTGCCAGAAGTCTGCGATGGACTGGCGCATGGCCGCGATCACCGCCTCGTCGCGCTGGCGCTCGATCACCACGCCGCGGTTGCCTGCGATTAAGGCCCCGATGAAGCTGCGTTTGTAGCCCGACACCATCATCTGGTGCTGCACCTGCATTTCGATGTGCTCGGGTGCCTCGATGGTGCCGTCGTCGTGCTCGATCCAGCCGTCGCGGAATGCCAGGTAATCGACGTTCTTGATCTCCAGGTGGGCGGGGCCGCCGTCCAGGCTGGTGATTCGGAAGTCGAAGCTGGACCCAGCGCGCATCTCGGGCAGTCGCATGTAGTCTTTCATGGGCTCAATGGTCCAACCCATGTCGGCGGCGATGCCGTGCGCGATGGCCGCCTCCAGTCGGTTGCCCCAGGTCATGCGCTCGTTGCTGGTGAAGTCGCGGGCCTGGCCAGACCGTTTGGCGTGCCAGAGTTCAAAGTGCGTGAGGTAGGGGCTCATGCTGAACAGGGCCGCGGACTCGGTGCTGGTGACGTCTTGCTTGCGCATGGCCAGCCAGTCGGCTTCGTTGGCGGGGGTGATGGTGAGGGTGAGGGTGCTCATGCTTCCCCCCGTCCCTTGCAAGCCCGGCAGGTCGTGCCTTCGTGCATGCCTTCGCCGGAGCCGGAGCAGGCTGGGCAGATGCCGGGCTCGCAGTCGGGGTCTTCAACGTCCCCACCGTACTCATCTTTGATCGAGATGCTGTATCTGTCGTCATCGTCGTCTTCCAGGGCGTCGTCTTTTTCGATCAGCAAGCCTTCTCGGGGGTCGGTGGCGGCTGGTCGGAACACGAACGGGGCCAGTGCTGCCGCAATGGTGGGGTGCAGGTTATTCAGCATGGGAGGCTCCTGCTGGGTCAAGGGTCAGGGCCTGCAGATTGCTGATGCGGTCCAAGATGGCGCGCTCGGCCATGTGGGCGTCGGCGCGCTGCTTCTCCAGTTGCTTTTTCAGCCCGGTGATCTGGCCGCTAACGACCTGGTCGTGGCTGTGAAGCGTGACGATTACTTCAACAGTCCCGATTTGCGGGAACCCCTGTCTTTCAAAATATTCACCTGAATCTGAAATCAGTGGAAGGCATTCGCCTTTCACCACGTCTTCGATCTTCGTGTAATTGTTTAAGTACGCGTTGGCTAGGTAAGTGATCT